GTTAATTCCTTCTTTAATGCAGTTAACTTAAGTGTCTTCTTATCTAGGTAAGCCCATCTTAAAAGTAAACCCTCTTTATGTGCAGGTTCTAAATCTGCAAAGTTCTCTTCGATTTGGCTTCTCCACCACATCTCGTGATACATTTTAACCTCATCTTGATCTGATAAACTATAAGTATCTCTTAGTTTATTTATCGCCTTTTCGTAATAGCCTACTCTTGATTCAAAATCAACGTCTTTTCCTAACTTTAAAATTTGAGGGGGAATTATTGTAAATGTCTTTTGAACATCTGACTTTAATTCTTTAAGAGCTTTAACTAGTTCACCAGCAACATTTTGCTTTCCAGTTTGATTACCTTCACCATCTGTCTCTACAATACCATGAAATTGTATAACATCTCTGTCATAATAGATAACGTTAGGGTTTTTCGAGTAGATTAGTTCCATATTAACGAAATTTAATCCGTTAGCGAACATTGATTGATCCTTAAGCGCTGGGAGCGCCTCTGCTAGATCTTTAGCAGCAAAGATATATGTTTCTTCAACTAACTGCGAGGCGTGACCAGTGAACATCTTAATGATACCAGCTAGATCAAGTGGATTTATCATTTGTCCCTTATTTCTGGCAAACATTGCTTGACCATCTTTTACAGTTGCAAATAGATTTTGACCATCAGTCTTTTCAGTTGCAGCCTCTTCAAAATCTAACCCACCTTGTAATGAAGATTTAACAATAGTCTTGAAATCTGCAAACGTTAATGAGTGGTCATCGAAAGGGTGCATCATGTGTCCTGCTGCTCCACCTTCAAATACGAAATTGTCCAAGTTGTTTACCTGGACTCTTTCATTTAAAAATTCTGTAAAATTAGTGTATATCTTCATAAGAAGCTTTTAGATTTATTTTATCCTAAGGATGATGTTAATGCTCCAACAGCAGCTCCATACTCGTCGCCGTGTTTAGACAATAATCCGTCTACAACTTCTTGTGCTTTTTCTTCGTCAAATTTATCTCCGAATGCTTTCTTTAAAACTGTAAAAGCGTATTCTTTAAATTCTTCATCAGAAGTAACTTCAGCTTCGTTAACAACTGATTCACTTAATGAATTTCTTAGACCACAGTGTTCACATTCTACAGTTCCGTCTTTATCAATTTGCTTATATCTGTGTCCTTTTCTATTAGTACATTTTGGTTCGTCTGATTCAGTAACCTTTGATTCAAAAGCTGAACCAACTTCTTTTCCAGCTAATGCATCTTTACATGCTTTATTAAATTGCTTTAGTTTTTTAGTAGCATCTCCTGCATAACCATCTTGCATTAATTCGATAGCCATGTTTAAGTAACTTGCTGCATTTTCACCATTTTCATCTCCTATTGTATCAAACTTATCAGATAAATCTATTAATGCATCTTCACCTACCTTTTTAGTAATAGTTGAACCTAATGTTAATAATGGTTTTAAGCCTTTAGCTAATTTTTCAGTAACTGGTTCTTCAACTTCTTCTTTAATTACAGGATATTTCTTTCCGTTAAATTCAAAGTCTTCAGCATCTTCTTCAATTGCCTTTGCTCTTGCTGCTAAAAATGCATTGCCTTCATTCATTACAGACTCATTAGCCCATATTAATTCAAATGCATCTACAATTTTTTGAGCAGTATCACCATGTCCAAATCCATCTAAGAATAAAGCCATACCTTCAACAATACCGATACCTGACCATCCAGCAGCTCCTGCCATAAATGCTCCTTTTTCGTCTAATAGATTCATGATTGATTTTTTACCAACTGGAACTGACATTCCACCAAGACCAGCAATCTCTACCATTACTGTTGTGATTTTACCTTTAATTGCTTTACTTACCGGCTCTCTATAAGAGTGGAAGTTTGCATCTGTTAAAGATTCTGCTACTAAATATTTACATACTCCTAATAAAATACTAGGTGCTGCTAATGCAGGGTGTTCCATAAAGAAAGTCTCTAAAGCCTTATTTACTTTCTTAGCATCTCTTAAATTACCTTTACTTGGTTTGAATGCTTCGTTAATTATCGTAGATTCAAAAGCTTTTTGTAAACCAGTCTCAGCATAAGTATCTGCCATATACCACTTACCATCTCTTTCATCAAATAAGTATATAAATTCAGCGCCTCCATCATAGTTAGCGTCTCTAATATATTTGTCAATTTTTTTAACATCACCATCTAGTGTAGTAGTATCTCCATAAAAGTTAATCTTTCTCCAATCAGCTTCTAAACCAGAGGCTCCTCCTTTATTAAGTAAAGTCTTAACTAATTTACCATCTTTGTAACCTTTCTTAATTGTTGGTAACATGTGGTCTGGATAACCGTCATAGTGCATATACACTGACTTGATTTTACCTTTTTTATTGATAAGACCTATTTGAGATCTTGTACCTTCTTCGATAATTGCTGTTGATTCTGAAATTTCGGAAGCACCTAATTTAGAAAAGAAATCGGACTTATCTTCTTCCTTTAAATCTTTAAGATTAGTAGCTCCAAATTCAGATAGTAATGTTTTGAATTGTTCTGCAGCAGCAGTTCTTGCAGCTGATTGTTCTTCTTCTAATTTTGCCGCAGCAGCGTTAGCTGAAGCATTAGCGAAATCGCTGAATGACTGTAGTTTAAGTGAACCCATTGTTATTAAGTTTTATTTTATACTTTCTTGTACTATAGTATTATATATCTCCGTCAAATTGGACATTTTTTATCTCAAAGGGAAACTTCTGCTCCTTGTATATTTTTTGACGTGCCTTTGAGTGTCGAATCAAATAATTATCCCAACCGGGTGAAGAAAGATCATCGACGAAATCTATAATATTTACCTCTGATTTAGTATGGTGTTTTCTTAGTCCTCTACCAATAGACTGTCTGATAATAACTTCTGATTTAAAAGACTCTGTAAAGAAGATGTTATGTATCTTATTAATTGATATACCTGTAGAAAAGGTACCATAGGATGCAACAATAACTACTTGTGCACCTACTTCCATTTTCTTTTTATATTCTTCTCTTATGTCTTTGTCCGTGTTTCCATCCACATAATATATCGGCTTATCACTATCTTGGCGAAGCTTTTCATATATTCTTTTACCATGTTCAATCCTGTGGAAAAGAACAAGACTATTGCCCCGTACTCTGGAAATAATGTTTGTAATGAAAGCAAGGCGCCCCGTTGAATTGATAACGTAATTACTTTCAAATTTGTATACATCTTTGCTTTCATATCTGTTTTGGGACATCTCATAAAAAGCCTTTTTAGTACTTTCTGGAGCATAATCCATTTTTATTACTTTTACATTACAACCAGCAATATGTCCTTCATCTTGTAATAGTGATGCTGTAATTTCTGTAATCACAGGACCAGTATGAGCCATTAAGGTTAATCGATCTAATGTGTTTGCTTTTGGAATTGTACCTGAAAGTCCAAATCTATAATTGGCCGCTGTACATTTTTGTAAGATTGTTTTAATAGAAGTGGATTTAGCCTTATGTGTTTCATCAATAATTACTGCATCAAATTGTTCAAAGTATTCTTTGTCCTTTTTGACTAGTGATTGATATGTACCTATTACTACGTTTCTACCTGGTCTAATCTTTTGCCCAGAATATATTTGTTGTATTTTAATATTGGTTCCATTTCTCCAATTATACTCTATAAAGTCTTCAGATGCTTGTACAACTAATGAAACGTTTGGTACAATAAATAGTATTCTACCGGATTTACCCTTGTCTAACATATAGGCAACTGCCATATATGAGATTAGAGTTTTACCGGCTGAAGTTGCTAACTCACTTAAACATCTTCTAAATTTTAAGATATTATATGCTGCTTCAATTTGATAGTCTCTTGGTGTAATTTCATGGCCTTCAAAGTATTCTTTAGCCCATGCTTCAAACTCATCTTGTTTTACACTCGGATCGAATAGCGAAGTTACGCCATTCATTTTTAATTCAAACTTATATGATTTACACATGTCCATCACCTCTTTCCAAAGTCCTGACGGAACCCACTTATCATCTTTTATATAAGAGATATAGCCATCCCATAAACCCTTTTTAACCAGGGGATGAAATCGCCAATTATCAATTCTACGATTAAATGTGATATTGAGCTGCTCTATCTCCAATTCAGTAGCACTATCAATTCGTAAAAATTGTTTATTATCTGTTAATGTTAATTCCATTTTATAGTCCGTTGAGGGACAATCTGTTTCTTATGGCAAAGCCCATATTATCTAGGGTCTTTACGGAATCTCTAAAAAACTCTAATTGATTTTCTAAATGAGATAATATCATATTCTCATCCGCCATATCATTTTCTAGAAACTTCTCTTTTACTTTTTCACCTAATTTATAGTCGTAATTATAGTAACGGATGTAGGCCTCTCTATATCTAGCAGATACTGCCATTTTCTGTTCTCTTATCTTTACGTTTAGGTATGCGATATGATCTACACAGGTCTGTCTTGATGATAACACTTCTGCTATCACTTGTTCCATTCCATCTATTTTCTTTAAGCCTTTCGCTAAGCCTCTTATTGTCTCAGACCATTGTGCTCTCTGTGCAGATAATTTTTGATCTAATGCTTGTATTTTTTCTTTACTCATTTTAAAAATTTTAATCTATCGCCAAACTCTTTAATAACCTTATATTCTAATTGCGGTTTATGCAATGTACCTCTTTTTTCAGAATCAGCATAGTGATGTCTTTCTCTATCCCACCAATCAAACCCATGAAGATAAACTTCTGCATTTGTCTCTAAAAAATATTCAATGGCAATAAGTCCGGTACTAGGATCTTTAACGCCTTTATTTACTAATCTACTAATAGGACCATCTTCAATTTTATATGCGTCGGTCCTTTTGTCTTTTATCTTTTTAAATAATAAACATTCGTTAGCACGTTTGGTCCAACTATGTACAATGACTCTTTTAAAATCATTGATATTCTTCATGTGTTTATTATGTGCAACACAAGTAACCCATATATCAGTTCTCTTACCTGTGAATTCTTCTAATCCTATTGTTTTAAAACTATTAAATCTTACAACAGTATCAAATTCATCTATCTTCTGCCCTAATGGATTATCTAACACCGATGTACCATTTCCTATTAAAATAACTCTAGCCATAAACCTTATATCAGAATAGTGACTTTTTGTTTGCATCTGGTTTAATAAACTTAGATGCTTTTTCACCCTTCTTAAACTTAGGCTTTTCTACAACAAACTCTCTACTTTGTATTTTAAATTCTTCAGTATCAAAGTCCATCAAGAGTTTATTCCTACCCTTATGACGATCTGAGTCTTTAAAAAAGTCTTCTAATGTGTTATCCATATCTTCTATACGTACCATAGATCTAATTCGCTTGATGTAAAATAGTTTTCAATTTCTTTCCATGCTTTGGATTTTTGCTCGAAACATACTCTAACCAAATCGTTGAGATCTTTTATATTATATGTATCTAACTTAAAATCTGTTAGAAATTTAGACCACATAAACACTGGTCTACCCTTCTTTAATTTTTCTGCCATCTTCTTTTTACCAGTTGCGTCGTTATCAAACATATAACGTACTGTTGCCATTTCATCAAATTCATCTGTAGATCTACCGGCAGTTGCTAGTGCTAAAGAGTTATGCATAAACTTTGCACCGATCGGTCCCTCGAATAAAGTTACTGGCTGTTGAAAATTAACCTGCATAATACCAAATAGAGTTGATGCCTTTGCAAGTCTTGTTTGTTCTTCGGGTGGTAGGTCGAGTGGCTTTCCCCATTCTTCATAGAGCTTAGGTAAATCATAGGTAAGATACCTAGACCCATAGCCTTTCATTCTTCTGGATTGTGCGCCGATAATTTTACCTTCAATTCCCATATTTAAAATCCAAAGTCGATTACCTTTTTGGGAGAAAAGAAATTCATCCGCTTTATTGTGTAATAACCTATCTTTAAGTTGGAACCATATCCAATCACCTGGTGTTATTTCTCTAGCGCCAAATATCTGTTTAAATTCAGATACTGTTAATGCCAACTCTTGGACGCTTGCAAGAGATGAATTCTGTAATACTTGTTCTTGGCTTACCTGTGACTTATTAGCTTTTATATAGTCTATAATAGTAAATGAGTCGCCAGAATTAGGCATACGAACTTCATGGTCTTTTAATATACCATAAAGATTTGTGTGGTGTGAACAATTATAGCAGTGATACTGAAGAGTGTCCCAATACATGTTGCCACGTTTCTTAGTGTCATCTGTATGTGAATCACCACAATAAGGACATGCCAGGGTTATTCGACCTGGCATGTCTTTAAGTAGTTGCTTGTTAGGAGTTGAATGTTGTTCTACACAAACTTGTTTTAGTGCTTTTTTAATTCTACTCTTAAGCTCCTCAGTTAACTGGATGTTATTAGAGGTTGAGGTCATTTAAGAAAGAATCTAAATCATCATCCGTATTAGCCTTTGCTGTCGTTTCTTTAACTGCTGTTGCAGTTGAAGCTGATCCTGCTACTGCAGTATCTACCGGTGTCGGTGCAGCTTTTGCTGTTGTTTTAGATGCTGGTGTTGCAGTTACTGCTGCAATATCATCACCTGGATTAAGATACATTCTTAATACGTTGTTAACGAAACTTCTTGTGTCTTCGTCCCACGCTTTATAGTCATAGCCTGCAAGTGAGGGAGCTGATTCCAACTCTTCTTTAATAGTGGCCATTGATTCTTTAGATCTTTCTGCTGGAGAATCACCGATAACAACGGCTGATCTGCTAGCAGAAAATTTAGATTTGTCATAGTTATTGAAATCACCTTGTCTTGTAATTACAAGTTCAAAGTTCTTACCTTCGAATAGATCGAATACTTGAGTTGGTTCACCAAAGTCTGGCTTCAATTCAGAGTCAATCTTCTCTTTAATCTTATATCCAAATTTAAATACTTTGTAAGTACCTTCTAATTCTGGGTTTTGTGGATCTTTAACGATCTTGATTAAAGAATAGTACTGTTGACGTCTCTTTAACTTCTCTGATGACTTACGGTCTACTGCAGAATCTGATTTTCTTAATTTCCAGAATACATCTGCAATTGGACAGTGTTCACCAATTGTTTGTGGAGAGTCTACTAGTTTACCATCTCCATTAGAGTTAGTTAACCAGTGTACGTACTTTTGGATCAGAGATTTTCTTGGGTTCTCTGGGTTTGGTACAAAACGAATTAATGCTTTGTAAGTGCCGTCTTTACCGTCGTCGGCTGTAGGTTTGTAAATCTCGTTTACGCTAGTTCTTTCAGGCTGGTGTGTTTCCACATCTTCCACGCCTAAATTAAAAATGTCAAATGAATCGCTCATAATTTTCTTTTAGTTGTTTAAATTGTTTAATAATGAAATACTTTAATTGTCTTTCAGTTCCTTATAGTTGTACAATATACAAATGTTTCAATTAAATGTTAAGATTGCTCCAGATGGTTCCTTCCATTTACGATCCTCTAACTTAATCAGTCCTGACTTGCGGAGAAAAGCCTCACGGTCTAGTGCCGTAATCTGTTTTGCTACCACCATTATTTGTAGGATTCCTTGTAAGCGAAGGTAGTCTGCAGTAATCAACATATCAATTAATCGTTTGTTTATTATACTTATTATATATCTAAATTTAATTTTGTTTCTAGATATGAGTGCTTTTTATTTGTTAATAACTTTTCCTAAAATAGTTGCCGAAATATTTTTTTATGTCATTTATTTTTCGTATATTAGTACTGTAATTAAAAACTAATAAACATGAGTAATCCACATCACGAACATCAATTAAAATTAGACGCTATGAAAAAACATACTAAATTATCGTCAAGAAACAAAACCCTTCTTTTAATGGGGGCTAAGACCACTGGGAGCTTCCTAGAAGGTTATTATTATGTAGAAGAAAGTTTATACATCGATGAGGCTGCATCGCTTCATTCGTTCTGTACATGGATTGACGACCACATTGGTGGCGCAGGTCCAGCTAACATTGACACACTTTGGTTAGGTTTTAAATACCCTGAAGTAGATAAATATTCTGAAGCCTGTGTCGAGATCAAGAAAACTTTAGATAGAATTAAATCTTATACTGCTAGATAATGGAAAACTTTAAATGTTGTATTTGCAAAGAGCTAATTAAGGAGGAGTACGGAAATAATCCTGCTCCTATCAAGACTAGTGGAAAGTGCTGTAAAAGCTGTAATAACAAGGTTGTTATACCTGCTAGGATTGACCTTTTCTTAGCTGGATAAAAAAAGTTTGAAAATAATTTGATCTTTTTGAAACCTTTTCTTCAAAGTCGCATATAAGTTATGTCTTTAACCCCAAAGGAAGATAAGTACCATTCCAGGGCTGTAGGCAGAGACTAGGCTTGAAGGCAAAGATTAGGACAGTTCTGGAGTGTCGCGGTTTGAAGCAGAGGCTTGGTTAGTCTGGCAAATTTTCCCCAAGTTGCTGAAGCAAATAATGATTAAGGAACCAAGCATCGACTAGGTCATCAAATGGTTTCGGGACTTTCTTAACCTCATCACCTATTTCACTAACACAATACTTAAATAAAGAAGTCTTAGCTAACTCTGGACTATCTACTATATTATTTAAGAAGGCAACCCAAAGAGCTAACTTATTCATATTCCCTTTACCAGCATGTTTCTTAATTGTAGTAGGTGCAACGGTCAGTAAATTTTTGACCTCGAGTCTATTAATCATCTGTTCTTTAAGGATTGCAGCTCCTGCTGCCATGTCAATCATATTATTGGTTCCCATCTTAGAACCGTATGATGTACCTTCGAATGCTATATGATAATCTTCTTCGGTGCCCGTGATGTCTAATATTAGATTAATTATATCATCCGCAGTTTGGATATATCTTTTAATCTTTGCAAATTCGTTTTTAGAGTAATCACCAACCGATGCTTTCCAATCTGGTTGATGTACAAGAGTTACATCTGAGAATGTACTTATTTCTTCTTGTCTCTTTTGTTCGGCCTTTGTTCCTGAACCTGGTTTAATATATGAGATAAAGTGATACCTGTTCGTATCAGATTGCCAGATACAAATACCAGGGGAATTAAGCGAGAAGTCAACTGTAACTAGATTCAATTTAGATTCTTTTACCCATAGCAGCACCTAAAGCAGCACCAACTAATCTGGAAGTTAATAAATCGTAGAATATACCTTTTTGAATACCAAGAACTTTAGCGATAACTTTACCAACAGATTTACCTAGAGCAAATCCACCAAGACCACCTAAGATAGAACCTAAAAGTCCCTCTTCTACTAGATCTTCTTCTAATCTGTCTAAATCAAAGGAATTAGTTTCTTCATTTTGGTATTGTTTAACAAAAGATTCAATTGCGTGATCTACCTTTTCTTCTAACTCAGGCGTCCATTCTTGTTGTAAACCTTCTTGTAAAAGTTGCATATCAGTTTCTGTAATCTTCTGTTCAACTAAGTATTCATTAAATGTTCTCATAATGTATATATCTTATTTAATTAATCAATCTCCATTCTTAAGTTTAACTTATTATAGACAAAATTACATTCAAAGGTAGCAAAGTCTGCTACGTTTTCTGCCATATTAAGATTTAACTCGTTAATGGAATTCATTATTATTTTTTCAAATTGTAAGTATGCAACTGAACTACCTTCAGCATCTAATACTCTTAATGTCATAGGCTCTATATAAGCCTCTTTTGTGCTTCTTGCATAATAGTAAAGTAAAGTGTCCATCATAATCCAATAATTAATAAAACCATCTAATAACTGCATAGTCACTGTGAATTGTCTATCAATTGTATTTTGAATAGGAACTGCTCCTCTATGATATCTTGTAGTACCATCGTTATCTGCTTGAGTTACTGGATCGAAAGAAACTCCTGGGATATTTACACCTTGTATTGAGTAATTAACAAAATCAATAGGCTCAGCTAAAAGTCCACCAGG